ATGAATTTAATAAGTGAAAAACTCATAGATAAAATTTCATCTGTCTTAGATATTATTTATGATCCATTTGGATTAAAAAAAGGGCAAAGGGATTTTACAAACGCTCTTTTTAATAAAATTGCTAACTGTGAAGATTTGAACATAAACATAGAAGAACGAATGGCAGTAATCAATGAATACAAACTGCTGTTACTTAAAAATAAAAATAGAAAAAATATCGTTGAAAAAGCATGTGAGAATTTAAAAGATAATGCATCGCCCAGTTCAATTGACAATAGTTGGTTGTTAAATTTTTGGGATAAATCAGGAACTATAACAGATGTTAATTTGCAAGAAATTTGGGGAAAAGTTTTGGCACAACAAGCCAATATGCCAAATTCAATTTCAAAACGATTATTACATAATTTATTTTTAATGTCTAAAAATGACGCTGATAATTTTTCTATTTTAGCTAGTTTCTGTTTTGATGATAATAAATATAATATCGCTCATCCGTTAGTTTTTATTAAAAATCACCCTGTGGCTTATAAAAATTGGGGATTGACGACCGATATATTAAATGAATTAGCGTCGTTTTCCTTAATTGAAACAAATTACGAAACAGGATTTGCTTTTGAATCCCAAAGAGAGTTTTTTTATAAAAACTATAGTATTACTGTAAAAAAAGAACATTTCAAAGAACATTTCTCAGTGGGAAATGTAAGATTAACAGAAGATGGTCAAAAATTGTATCAGATAATTGACAAGTATAAGCAAGAAAAAATACTCGAATATACGATAGAGCGTTTGCAATATAGAAATTGTTATGTAGATATAACTACAGAAAATTTATTTTGAAGTAAACAAAAAAGTCCCCCGACAGAGCCTGATATGTAGCTCCGTCGGGGGATAACTATTTTATTCTGCAGTTAAATCCTTGATGTACATCCATCCGGTAACATCAGTACCGATACCTATCAGTGCTTCCTTGCCGTCCTTCGACATCGTGATAACGTCGAAAATCGTCGTATAAACAAACGGATAAGGCTCTGTACCGTCTGAGAACATAGTGCCAGCGTTAACCTTGACTTTACCACCTGTTTTAACTGTCTTGGCAGTCGACTGAGCGGACTGTTCGGCAAGATACATGTTTGATATGTACATCCATCCTGTCCACTGATCGCCTATACCGATACGTGCTTCCTTGCCGTTGCGTGATATCAGCTGCACGTCATAGACGGTGTTGTAGACTTCCGCAAACGGCTTCGTGCCGTCCGAGAATGTCGCTCCTGCCTTTACTCTGACCTTGCTTCCGACCGCAATTGCAGCACTTGTGGGCTTCTTTTTCTTGTAGAACGATTTTTCGCCCAGCAGATAAGGCAAAGGATCTACATACTGCGTACCGTCGTTAATGTCAAAGTGCAGGTGCGTGCCATAGGAGTAACCTGTATTGCCTTCCATACCTAACACCGTACCAGTCTTGACTTTCTGACCGACCTTAACCTTTATACTGCCCTTGACAAGATGCAGATAACGGCTGTATACGCCGCTCTCGTGCTTTATTCTCACGAAGTTGCCCGCCGTATATACCTTATCGTCAAAGCCGTCTACGCCGTCCTGTACAGCCACAACCTCGCCGTCTGCTACAGCAATTGCGTTGCAGGCATGACCTGCGTCATTGATAAAGTCCATACCGTGATGTGTGCTGTATGACGGCTCTCTTGTGCCGTAATCGGCTGTGCAATACTGACTTGCTTTCCAGTACATGATACTTAAAATTATACTTTCCGCTCATATTATTCGTCCTCGCTTTCGCTCTTATTTTTGATTTGCTCCATTATGTTGGTTAACTTCTTCGGCACGGGAAGCCCCAGTGCGGCGGCATTCTCGATAATACTGATGCCTTCATTTGCGATATAGAACAGCATCACGGCCGACATTGCGGCAGGCGTTCCGCCGAGTATGTATGTATCGGCGATATGGCCAACCGCAACAAATACCAGTATCAGAAATTTCTTTGCCAGACCTCTGAAACCAACCTCTGATGATAAACGCTTTTCGATTATGGCCACAATCACGCCCGTGATATAATCCAGTGCCATAAAAGCTATCAGCGCCCAGAACAGCCCGTTCACCTCGCCGTACATAAAGCCCAGCACCGCCCCTACAGCACCTGCTATGCTGTCAATAATTATCTGTATCTTGCTCATTTTTTATCCTTTCCGCCTATTCGGCTAAAAAATCTTCTATTGCTATCATCTCGGCAGGTGTCAGAGCGACATCAGTCGAGAGAATATCAATCTTCTCGGATATGTCAACATCGATGTTGAGCAGTTCTTCAAGCTCTGCGTTGCAAGCATCTACGTTTTCGGGGCGGATAACGTACTTCTCGCCGTCCTGCTCACCGTATTTCTGCAATAGCTTCTGACGCTGTTCATTGTACAGCTTTGTTTCTTCGTCGATACGCCTTGCCAGCTTTGCCACAGTATACGACTGTCTGACAGGCAGTTCCTTGCTCATCAACTTACTTATGACGGGGATCGCGTTTACTACAGTTGATAATTTCATAATGTCCTCCTTATTCTGCGTCCTGAGCGGTATATACCGCGGTCTGAAACTCCGTATAATCCGCTCTGACTGTGGTTTTGTTTTTTTCGTACAACTCCGCGTTCGATACAGTCATACTCACGGTGGCGGTTTTATCCGCACGGATCGTAGCACTGAAATACGCAACGGTCTGTTCGTTACCCTCTCCGTCAGTAATGTAACTTGTACCGTCAAACTGTGTTGTTTTGTTACTTCTAAGCATAATTAACTCCTTTCGCTTAGTGCTTTCCTTAATCTTTTTATTTCTTCCCACATAATAGGGATGAATTGCTCATATGCCAGTGCGTAATGACTGCCGTCGCCGTTTATATCACAGAAACCCGCAAAATCATTTGTGGACAGTCCGCATTTTTGCAATGCCGATAGAACATCTTGCGCGATAAATCCGTAATTTCTTGCGGTAGAAGTGTCGCCGTTATAGAAAAACGACTTTCCACACAAAAAATCAAACAGATTTTCCGAGCCACTCGGCAGATCGGATATGTGATTTTTCACACGCGCGTCCGATGATACCGTTATCGACCTATTTGAGGTTATGGAGTTTGTTCCTGATATCGATACGGTCTTTCCGTACATGTTCACTGCGCTATCTTCCTGTCCAGCATATACAAGCTTGTCGGTAGCATTATATAATTGGCGGAATGCATAATATTTTTCTCCCCCGTGCGTGACACCTATTCGTATTCTGTCAGGCATCGTAAAACAATACTTTTCAATTGTTGCGACAGAATCAAAATTAACTCCGTTGTTAATCAGGATTCCTAAATCTATTTTACTCCCCGCAGTGCTTATACGCCCGTTGTTATCGATAGATGAGAGATATAATCCGCCATCTCCATAAGTACCATTATCATCGTGATTGAACAGTGATAACGTATTGCCATACAAGCGCCCCATGTATTTCACATTATTTATCAATTTTTGTGTGATTGATACAAATGTACCACCGTCAGAAACCATCCCACTTGTAAATTTTCCTCCGTTTATTGTTATATTTCCGCTCGTGTCAATCTTAAAATTCTTACTATCCCAACTTCCATCAGACAGTGATAATTTCGTGCCACTCTTTTCTGCTACATAATTAGTGCTCTTTATAATGCCACCTACAATCATATCACCTTTGATTTCGGTGTTGGCTATTATTTTCAACGCTTCGCTTGTCAGCGTCATGCTACTTGCCGATGTACCCGATTTTACAAGCCACGATATTTTGTCTGCTTTCTGCTCTACCTCTGACACCTTAGTATTCGTCGCATAAGTACTTTCAACGGTTGCTTTAAAGCCGTCTACCGTCTGCTCTAGCGTTGACTGTTTACTCGACAGAGCTGTTATATCAGCTGCTGTATCCTCAGGAGCGGGCGACCAGTCAGTCGGCTTGTTGCCTTTTTCAAGCTTTATGCCGCAGACTTCTATATAGTTTCCTGCCGCCGTAGGTTGCAGATATATTCTCGCACCCGAATATATCCCGGTGCTTTGCGGCGAAAATTTAGCCGTAAAGCTGATATACTGCCATTCGTCCGAGATAATTATATCCTGCGTATTACCGCTGTGGTCGGTGGTCGATTTATAGAACGGCTGTAACCTGCACGGAACCCCCTCCGCCGAATTACTGCGTATCCAGCAAGAAAGAGTATATAAACTGTCTTTGTCAAGCGGTATATTATCTTGTCCAAGAGTCGCTTGACCGCTTTCATCTGTAGAAGTCAGTCGTATCCCTTTGCTTACACACGATATCGGCGTGTCGGTGATATCAACGGTCTGTATCGTTCCCGCCGTTGAGTATTTTCGCCAGTGCCCCTTGCTGTGACCGCCGTAGCCGATAACCGCATCAGCAGTTCCGGTGACGATATTTCTACCGCCTATCTGTATATTATCGACCGTCGATTTCGTAGCGTATGTTTCCGACACCGTTGTACGAAAGCCCGACAGGTCGCTTTCCAGCGCGGAAGTACGGGTACCGATACTGCCTATGCTTGCAGTCAGTTCAGTGAATTTTGCATTTATAGTCTGAGATGTTCCGTCTATGACGACCTTACTTGTATTAAGATAGGTGCTGTTATCGGCGTTGATACCGTCAATAACGCTCGAAATGTCCAGCTTATCCTGATTTGCGTCTATACAGCCTGCGTATACATTCTCTATGCCGAGAACATCAGCAAGCATATCGGCTGTTTCAAGTAACGTCATACGCCTGTTTTTTCCTTAAAAATTTTTGCAAATGAGTTTTTGACAAAATCCTTTTTGTCACCTGTTATATAAGGCTCGAGCCAGTGATCTGTCCTGTTATTACGGAATTTCAACTTTTTGTCGGTTACTTCTTTCTTTATACCGCTTTTAGCCCAAGCACTTTTGGTATTCGGATCAACCATAACCTTACCATAGTACAGGTAACGTGAATACAAAGCACTGTGGTCAATCGTGGCGATGACAGTATTACCGCTTTTTTCCGAACGAACAAATATACCGTTGATAAGGTCGCCCCGGTCAAGCGGTGCTGTGTTCTGTACTTCGGTCACTACCTGTTCCATCGCCGCTTGCGCACTGTCAAGCACTGCTTTTTCAATCTTTGCTATAGCAGCCTTATCGAGCTTTACGGTTACCTTTATCACTATATCAGCTCCAGTCTTGTGTAATTTACCGTCCCGTCGGGGTTTTTAGCCTTTTCCGAGCCGTATATCTTGTACTCTCTGCCACCTATCTCCACAGCTCCGTCAACTATCGGACTGTCCGGGGCAATATCACCGCAGAAAAGAGCCTCGCCGGACAGCGTTATAAGCTGTTTTTCTGCTGATAATTTCTGCCGTGCTTTTTCCGAATGGAAGCATTTACCCTCAAATATGACCGTCCGTTTCTTTGAGCCGTCACGGTTAAGTCCGTCTGTACGATACACGGTACAAGATGTTGTACAAACCCTTTCGGGTACAAGTTTCGGATATTTCACATTATAACCCCCTGTAGCAAAGCCCCGTCTGCAACAGCGTGTTATAAACCTGCCGTGTTGTCGTAACGCCGCAGTAATTTATAACCTTAGAGCTGTCAAAAGACATTGACACGCCGCTGATACTATAGGAACTGAGCGGACTGTCAAGCAGCTCGGCATTGTCAAAAACAAATGCTGTCTGCTGTGACAGTGCCAGTCTTACCTTATCCTGCTGAAACGCTGTCAGATTGTCGAATCCTATAGTTGTTATGCGGTTGAAGGTCAGTGTGTCGATGTCGCTCTCCGCCCTGTTTTCAAGAGCGTTGTACTGCTGTTCGGTTATTGAGCTGTCGGGGCATAAGGTCTGAAATTCCGCAAAAGCGAGGTACATTAAGCCTCACCCTTTTTTGTCTTTGCCGCCCTTACCTGAGCAAGCTCATCACGGAGCTTTGCTATCTCCGCCTGAGCCTTTTCATATTCGGCATACGGCACGGTAGCCTGCGGAGAATGCTCCACAGCCCCGTTATCGCCGATTATGTCATACCCCTGTGCAAGATATGACTTCTTCTCGGCTTCTGTGATAGTATACTGCTTGTTTGCCTTTACTGCTACCATAGTTACCCTCCTTAGTATGTTACGACTATAGCCTTTGCGTTGCCGGGAGCGGTATTGAATGTTATCACACCCGATGACTTGTCATAGCTGTAGTCTGTTGTCGCTGTACCGTCCACAGTTACGCCGATGAGCTTTTCGGGCTTGTCGGTCACTGTGAATGCAGTTGTCGTGCCGTTACCTGCAAATGTCTGCGTCAGAGCAGATACATTCATGATACAGCCGTCAACAAACAGGTGATCTATGCTTGACGAGTTTGCAACTGCGGTACGGTTGCCGATAGTGCCGACAAGCTCAGGACCTTGTTCGTTTGCTATGAACAGATCGCCGTAATCGGGGAAACCGCCGTCGGCATAACCGAGAATACCGAGTGAACTTATATCTGCCCAGTTTTTCTTCTTAGTTTCTATCGGGAGCGGGATTATGCTGTCTGTATTATCAGATTGCATACTTGCACCACTAACGGCAGTATCAGTCGGCGATTTTTCACTGATATAATCGCTGAACAGACCATTTACCCAGTTTCCGTATTCTTTCCATATGTCACCCAACGCTTGGGCTATAGACACGGCTATGCTTGCACCGCCTTGTGTGAGAATGGTATACACAAAATCAACTATCGCTTTAATAATATCGTTATCACCGTATAATTTCTCTAAGCCTCCTGTTACCCACTTCTTTACGCCGGATTGCAAAATTGAAGAGCCGAGTTGCCAGTTTTCCCAGACCTTACTCCAGTTACCGGAGAAAATTGATTTGTACATATCATACGCAGCAGAGCTTAGTATGTCATCGTCTGTTACACCGCTTATAATACCTAAAAGTCCTTTTACAAATTCTGATTTTGCCGCACCTTTTGCAATATTTTCGGAGAAATCGTCCCAATTTCCCGTGAATATATCATTAAACATATTTGTCAGCGCATCATCAATTATCTTTGTATCAGTTTCTCCGGTGATTGCCGTAGCAAGTGACTGTAACAAGGTCTTTCCCAATTCGCCGCTTGATATTCGATCCCATATTTTCGATAAATCAAGGTCAAAGTCAAATCCTATGTTTGTATTCAATCCCTTAATCTGATCCTGTACATCACCCAACGCATCAGCAAGATTGTCCGCATTTTCCACATCTTCAATTGACACCACACTTGAAGCAAGCGTACCTGAATTACCCGACAGTCTGTTAAGTTCATCAAACCCTGCAAGACTGCGTTTTACGCTGTCTGTAAGATTGTCCGTGCTATCCGCCACCTCGCCGACGCCTTTTGCCGCCTTGTTTGCCGCTTCATTCTCTTTCTCAAGCTTTTCGGAATTGTCGTCTATACCCTCTGTGCCCTTATTTGTTGCTATGCGGAATAGTGCCAACACTCCGACTATAAGCCCCATCCAGCCCATCGTTGCTTTTAATGCACTCGCAAACGTAAGCTGTTTTGGTATAAGCACACCTAATATTCCAGTATAAGCAAGCTTTGCGGCGCTCATCAAACGAGTTGCCGCTGTCACGGCAGGTATTGCCACAGCCATACCGATAGCAATTTTCAGCATTGTCTGCTGTGCCGGCGTTGCCGCTTCGACCTTTGCCTGTATATCGGAAACAACATCACCAAGACCGCCGACAGCTTCAGCCACCGTCATTATAACAGGCTTTAATGCATTAAGAGAGCTTGACAGCACAGGGAGTACGCTCTGAGCAAGCGGCAGGAGTGCTGTACCTGCTTCTGCGGCAAAATTCTCAAGCTCTGCCTTGAATGTTGTAAGCGCACCCGAATAGGTATCATTTTCCTTTGCATAGTTGCCTGCCGCATATTCTGATTTATCAAGGAACATCTGCATAGCGGCATTGACCTTCTGCTGTGTGGTTTCCAGCTTGCCAAGACCTTTTTCCTGAGCGTATATCTGTAAATTCGTGTCGTTAATGGCAACACCGAGATTATCCATCATGGTGAAGTTGCCCTTAGCCATGCCTGCGACCGCTTCCATAGCGCTGTCAACAGATATACCCATAATACTTGCCACATCAGACGCTCGTTGCATAGACTGCGTTACCATATCGGTAGACTGTGCCACCGAAAAACCCGAACCTTGAAATAATGCGCCCATTTTTGTGGCGGTCGCAAGATACTTTCTCTGCGAAAGTCCGAGCGAAGAAGCGGCAGTTTCTGCGGTTCTCTGAATTGTGTCGGCATAATTTTTGAAGACCGACGCTGAGCCGCCTATATTCTGTTCGAGATCACCTGCAAGTGCTGTAAGCCGATGAAAATTCTTCTGTTGTTCATGTTTCTGTCCTTTCTCCGCCCACTGCGTTCATTGCCCACAACGTTCGGAATAATTTGTTTTTGGGTATAAAAATACCGCCCATTTCGGGGCGGTAAAATTATTAAGTTTGGTTCTGATCTGCGCCGAACTTCACAAAAAACGGCTGTTTTTGTGAAGTTGGTGTTTAAAAACGCATTTAATTTTTAAAAACGCATTTAATTTTTAAAAAAACGGATAGAATAAAACCGCTCACGGCTGTGGGCGGTTTTAAGGCAAAATAAATGCTTTTTTCTCTTCTTTGCTCAAATCTGAAAATTTCTTATTCGTCTTCCGTAAGTATTCTGCCAATCGGCTAAGATTATATTCATTAGGGGGCAAACGCTTTTCGCCTCCTACAAATACCCCATCAAATTCCTTAATATCAGGATCCGGTATTATTTCAGTCATTTTTATATCCTTTCAAAATTATATTTTGAGAGAATTTGCTCTGCCGCTTCCCCGTCTATTATAAACTGATATTCATGAGTGATTGGCAAGTGAACAGCGCCAAAATTCTCTATATAATGATTAAGAACTTCTTGATTAGCCACATATCCGTATATACATCCGGTCTCATTTCCCGCTTTTACGGACTCCTCTATAGCCGCCGCAAATAAATGTCCTCCGACTCCAATAAACTTCTGTTTTCCATTGTTAAGCAGTTTGTTGTTGATAGGTGCTGTACTTGCATACGACAAGTATACACCGCCTTTATCTTTGCGTATAGCTATAAGCCCCTGTGGTTCTGTATCGTTTTTAAGATATACTCCTAAGACCTGTTCACCATCAGGAATATCTGACCAATCTATATTCCAACCATCAGCCTCCTTGAAGCGTGAATATTCAGATTTCGTGAGTTCTCTAACTTCCGTCTGAAAAATCTCACCGGTTTCTGCATCTTTTAAACACGGTACAAATTCATCAAATTCTATATTAATTATACCATTTTCCTTTGATTTGTCAACACCATCCCCTGCAAACCTCATTGGTTTATCCGCATTGACTTTACCCGCACTTCCTGCAACGTACCGCCACTTGCCGTCCTCGCCCTGCTGTAAGTTCCGCTCCCACTCGTCAAAGTCAACATCTGCGCCTATCTCATCGCCCAGTTCGGCGAGCTCTTTATCAAGATCCTCCTCGCTCGGCAGAACAGGGAGCGTTGTAGAACGGCAGAACGGGTGCATAGGCGGAAGATTTACACCTGCCTGTGCGCTGTTGCGCTTGAACACCTTACCATCAAGCTCACAGCATAGATCGCTTGTGCGGCTGTCAAGGCAGGCGGAAAACTCGTATTCGTCAATGTCAAGCTCCTTGTAGCCATACAGCTCCGCCGTATTCGCAACGCAGGTGGTTTCCGTCTGGACAAGCCTGCGTGCCTCGAAAGCGCCGACACCGCAGCGGTTCATTATATCGTCCGCCATATGCCGCTCGGACTTTCCTGCCATAATGCCCACAAGCATATCGTGCTTCAGCCCGTCTGCAAGTGCGTTTGTGTTATCCCAGACACGCTGGGAGAACATCTGACCGCTCCAGTTAGTAGACAGAATAGCTTTCACACGGCTTTCGGGAATTAAATCAAAAGCCGCACGGTAATCCGCACCCTTCGTCACATCGAAAACCGTCTGCATATACGCACTCTGAATTATATCGCCCAGATGCGCTGTATCAACGCCTATTTCGGCGTTTGCAAGGCGTGAGCACATATCACTTATCTTGCTGTCAAGATCATTTAAGCGCCCTATTCTGTGGGCGTATGCAGGCGATGATAACAGTGTTTCAAGCTGTTGTTTCTTCTGCTCATCGGTGCAGGTAGCAAGAGCGGTCTTTATCTGTTCAAACATAGACTTATTCGGTGCGTTTTTGAGCATTGTTTCGGCTTCGGCGATACTCAGTTCAAACTTATCTGTAAAGGCATTAAAAACGTCATTCGCTTTCCCTTGCAGATACCGTGCTGTTGCGTAATAAGCCTTACCGAGCGTATCGGCGGTGCTTTCCGCTTTTGCCGTGTAGCTCACCATTCGTCCTGCGGCTCTGTCCTCCCAATATTTCTTACTCGGATTCTTCATTGCTTTCGCCCCTTGCAAGTGGTGTGTTCATAAACATCTGCTGCTGTGTCGCTATAGCGTCCTGCTTCTGCTGTCGGAGTTCTTCTGCGGCACTCTGAGGATCTTTAACAAACGGCAGGAGCGACAGTAAAGTTTCCTGCGGCACTTTACCGTCAAGCGTTGCCACCACCTGGGATAATTCAAGCTCATTTTGAGGAAGCGAGCGTGTAAAGGTTATGTCTATCAGCTTCGGATCGATATGACCGCCCTTTATACCGATTATGTTGGAAAGGCACTCAAGGCGGTAACGTAAGCCTTCTGTGAAATACCGCTCTTTCGTCTTGGTTATCTGTTCAAGGTTCAATAGCTTGTACTTCATGGCAACACCCGAAGCATTCCCTGCAAAACTTTCATCCGACATATCGGGTACGCCCGAAATCTTGTGTATATCGGTAACAATGCTCTTTCTCAGCACTTCCACACTCACTTCATCAAACTGCCGTGTCAGAAATCCTATTTCGCCGTCCTGCGACAGCTCAACTACCCTATTACGCTGAATATCGCTGTAGGTTTCAGCCTTTTCATCGTCTGTTTCACCGAGTATCTGACCTTTAATGTACATCAGGCTGTCAACGAACTGCTCCTTGTCATTAACCCTGTCCGACTGCAACGTGTTATATGCGTCAATAAGGCTTATAACCTGCTCAAAATCGCCCTGTCGCTGACCGTCATTATAAATCTCATTCAGCGGTACTTTGCCGAAATAGTGCGGTATTATCTCGCCCTCCGATTTAAGTCCGAAGTTGCTTGTAAGCTCAAAATCCTGCGTTATCGTATCAGTCATAAGCTGACACTTGAAGCACTCAGGCGTACTGTTGCCCGGCTCAAAAACGGGATAGTAATACACCGCAAATACGGGATTTTGCTCCACAGTATCATCATAAACGACAAATGCGGTCAGCGGAGTGATACGGGCGAGCTTTGGGCGGCTGTCAGTGTCCATATAGATAAGCTCGTAGGCTCTGCCGAATATTGCGGCATCGAGCGCAAGATCTGCGTCTTGCGTACTGCTGTCGGCATAATTCAGACAATCGGTTATTGCCGTAATATCCGTATCATCTTTACCGCTGTAAGAAACAGGCATAGCTATCAGATACGAAGATGTAAACTTTGCGATATATGCGGCGTGATTTATCATAACACGGTTGTTGCACAGCATATCGTCACTTTTACGTCTGTCGCAGATGTGCTGTCTGCCGCAGTAGTAATTATCCAGCATCGTAAGGCGTGTCATTTCGTACTTATCGTGCTTTTCTATGTAATCCCGTGCTACTTTCGACGTTATCATCTCCGCCGTTTTGTCCGTTGTGAAAATCGGTGATGTTATCATAAGATCTCCTTAATAAATGCCTAATTTCCGCTTACTGAGCGTTGATTTCACTATCTTCCTGCCGATATAGTCCTCAAGAGCATAACGGATAGCGTCTATGGTGTGATTGTTCTTGTCGGGGAAGTCCGCTTTCAGCTCGCCCCTGCTGTCACGATCAAGCTCATATTCGTTGAACTCACGGGCGGCATTCGGGCAACGTGTGCCGTCAATAACGATTTCTTCAAGGTTCTGAAGCCACGTTATACCGTGCTCAACGCTTCCCGGACCTTTGACTGCCGTCCTTATGCGAAAACCTCTGTCCCGAAGCTCATCGTTTGAGCGTGGCTCGGCGGACTCAGCGATTATTGTACCGTTCTGCGTGTTCTCTTGGCGAATTGCGCTTGCAATAACGTCATACTTTGCGGCGCACCTGAAAAATTCGTAAAAAATAAACAGCCTGTTTCGCTTGCTGTCGAAATGAGCTGTTATATATACAAACGGATCTGCGCCGTAGCCCCAGTCTATACCACGCTTGATATGATCGAATGACTTTATTTCCTCGTCCGTAATAGGACGGATAGTAATGTTTGTGAACACCTCAGCACCTGTGCCTGTTACCTCTCCGAGATATTCGTGTCTGTACTGCTCCGGCTTTGTCTGCTCAAGGTGCTTTGCTTCAATCAGAAACTGTTCTCCGAGCCATTCTGCCGGCACAGAACGATAGTCGCTGTGATGCACTATCTTGTCCGAGCGGGGAACAAGCACCTCGCTGTTTATCCAGTTTCTTTGGCTTTTCGGCGGATTGAACGTGTAAAAAACGGTGTATGTCGCACCGCCTCTGAGCAGGGATTGATTGATGGTGCGTATCTCTTCCATACCGCCGAACTCGTCTGCCTCCTCATACCACACATAGCGGATATAGCCCTTTTTGACTTTGGTAGATTTCAGCTTTTTCGGCTTGTCTGCGCCACGAAATAAAATACGCTGTCCTGTCGGTGTGTAGACAAGCTCAAGCGGTGACTGCCTGCACTGCCATAAGTGCGACACGCCGAGCCTTTCTATTGCCCACAGTAGCTGTTCATAAACGCTGTCTTTCAGATATAGACCGACTTTGCGGATAACGACCGCATTTGCCTGAGGGTTTTTCATCATACCGAGCGGTATCTCTGTTGACGCAAAAGATGATTTTGTCGAGCCTCGCCCGCCTTTCAGCCAGTAATGAGTGTGCCTGTCTGCCTTTATATCCTTGTGCAGATCGTAGAACGAGGGCGCTATAATGTCGCTGAGCTTAACAGTCGTCAACTATCTTCACTCCCACATCTCCGTCAATACTGACCTTCTGCGTGTACTCCCCCGTCATCTTATTCAGCGTATCGATCGCTCTAATACGGTCAGCAGGGCTATTTTTGCCGTTCTTTGCCATATCGGAAAGTATCGCCTGCCGTTCTCTTGCCGTCATTATGCGTGCGGTCTGGGCGTCTTCGGTTAATTCACGGATATAGTCTGCTATGTTAGTATTTTTTAGTAATTTGTCAGCGTTCTGACCTGCGTATTTCTCGCTGTATCCTGCCTGTATTGCACTCTGGGCGGCGTTACCGCACTGAGCGTAGTATTCTGCGAATTTCTTCTGCCTTTCGGTCATTGGCGGTACACCGTCCTTTCTTTTGGGTGTAAAAATAGCCGCTCCGGTTAGGGAGCGGTTAAATATTATAATTCATCAATTTTAATCTGTAATTTATTTTTAAGATTAAGAGCCAAATCTAAAATATCGCTTTGTTCTTCAGATGACATATTTGGATCACGACGTAAATCTTGAATAAAAAATAATATTTTTCTTCGACAGTAAATCAATTCATCTTTATCAAGTTCTTCACGATTAATCGCTTTATAAATATCATTTTGTAAATCTATATATCTAGCCGCAATACAATCGTTTCGTGTAGCAGAATCTCTTAATCTTCTGTTTTGCATCACTTGCGAGTGCTCCAGTCTTCTTACAGAATTTAAAATCGAACTTAACATCACTTCATAAATCTGCTTATCATCAGACTCGCTTTGTGCTTCAGCAGAAGCAGACGGTATCTTTGCAATTGACATCAATGATATGCTATCTTCTTTCGCAGTAGATATTATTGCTTCTGAAATTTCATTTTGTGATGCAATAACATCTTCATATGTGCGCCTACTATTATAAAACACTGTATTGATTGCAGACACATCAAATATAGGCTGAGATTTCTCGTCTTGTATTAAAACAACTTTTTTACCGTAAGCCTGTCTTATACCTAATTCATACATGACGTTAGGGTTTCTCGAGCTTAAATCACATACCGCCATTTCGCTCTCAACAAGACTTCTTAATATTTTATCAATTATGCTATCACAAATACGATCATCATCCACTCTATGAGGCTCATAACCAGCTTTTTTTACAGCCGGCGCAATTATCGTATCATAAACTTGCTTGAAATGATTCTCCGGATAGCCCTCTGGTGTAGATATAGGCATAATTATAAAGCATTTTTTATTATTGGGGACTTCAGAATCACTTTTTGCCTGTTTTACATTTTGTTCACTCATTTTAGACACCTCCAAAAATCATCAGTTTTCTACATTATAACCGATTATTTTGGAGGTGTCAACAATTTATTTATATTTTGTCATTTTAAATTATAACACCCTTAAAACGAACAAAACGAACAACATTAACCTAAATATCGATTTATTCTCATTCTTACTCCGTCCGGTGTATTGTCACCGCCGATTTCTACGGCAGTTTTCGATAACTTATACCCCTTGATGTACCTTAGCTTAAACATATCTCTCGTTTGCTCGTCTGGGATGTCATCAATAAACCGTTCCACCTCTGCTTTTTGTGCTTTAAGTTCGGACAGTCTTCTTTTCTTGGCAAGGTGTGTATCGTTATCCGGAACGCCGGAAATCGTGACGCTATGTTTGACATAGGGGTACTCGCTCTGCGAACCCTGCGTGCTGTCGGTTACTGCCGCATCGTTCAGCTCTGATTCAAGCTGCTTGATACACTTGCAGGTGTAGCGGTATCGTCAAGTATAACCGGGATTTCATGCTCGATACACTGCGGCAGTTCCAGATAATCCTCTGCTTTCATACTGATGCAGATATCGCTTATGGCTTTCAGTACGGTAGGCTCTGCGTCGTCTTTAGGTTTGTAATCCGTAAAATGCCCGCCGTGCGTATTTGCTATGAAATAACGCTCTCTGAACTGCGTGATATTTTTTCCGAGCCTCGCCCCTTCATCAAGGAGATATATCTGCGCCCACAGATCCATAAGTCCCTTTGATGAAGGTGTTCCTGTAAGCAGTATAACCTTTTTGCACAGCGGACGTATAAGTTTCATTGCTTCAAACCGCTTACTGCTGCTGTTCTTGAAACTTGTACTTTCGTCAAGCACAACCATATCAAACGGCCAGTCCTGTCGGTAATACTCGACAAGCCAGGGGACGTTCTCACGGTTGATAACATACACATCACCGGGAGTATTAAGAGCTCGTACACGTTTGGCCAGAGAGCCGAGAACCGTAACTACTCTGAGATGGGTGATGATACGGCTTATCGCCGTATTGAATGTAATTTAACACACTGAAAGTCACAGTCAGCCATTTCTGACTGTGACCTTTATATTTGTCCTTTTTATCGTACACACCCTATGCTAAAATAACTACAATAGCTAATCAGATTTAGTATAGGATACGGACTCAACAACTTAACACCGGTATACCGTTACTAAAAACGAAACTATTATATGTTTACAGCGATTCAGTTGAGAAAGGAATTAAATATGACGTGTAATTACACTGATAATGCTTCCGCAACAACTGTACAGAATGTCAGCGGAAAAGCATTTCAAGGCGAGATATGGCTCGCAGACCTTGGCGAAAAAACAGGAAGTATCGAGTACGGAATAAGACCGGTACTTATAATACAGAATAATATCGGCAATCATTTCAGCACAACAACTATCGTTGCTCCGCTTACGGCACGATATAAAAAACAGCTCCCGGTCCACTTTGATCTAAACAGCAAATGCGGGCTCATGTTTGACAGCATAGTACTCATGGAACAGATAACCACTATCAATCAAGCACAGCTTATTGTCAGAATAGGTCGCATCAATAAAGAAAATTACTCTGTAGTGCGTAAATCGATAACAGAATCTTTTAAAGGAATATTTGAATAGATGCGAATGGAGCGATATTATGTTTGACTGGAACGGAAACGGTAAGCACGATACCTTCAACGACTTTGTAACCTTCGGGCTTGTTCATCATATAATCGAGGACAGCAAAAAAATGAACAGCCGCCTGCGCAGAATAATCGCAGGGGGATTTATCGTCACTATGATAATACCGACACCCGCAGTGAAGCGGTAAAATGCTTGTGGATGATTTTCGGAATTGCAATTATGATCGGCGGTGTTGCCCTGACTGTTTGTTTTATCGAAAATCAGCTGCTTTTCATACTTGCTCTGCTGGTTACGGTGATAGTAAGCTTTATCGTAGCGTCACAAGGCAACGACAGAGGCGCTTAGCATAAAGTAACAGCCCGCAGGAATTTTATCTCCTGCGGGCTGATTTTTGTTTTTAATTTATTTATACGCTTACCGTTTCTGCGGTAACAGCGGCATTTGCCGTATTTGCCGCGCATACGGGACAGACATTTTCTGTTTCGCCTGCGATGAACTTCATCGCCTTGTCGGTACTCCAGAAGAAGCGCTCCTCGCCGTATGTTTCGATAAGTCCGCAACGGTGGAACATTTCGTCAACAGCAGGCTGTACGCACGAAAAGTATATTTCTATCTTCCTTGCGGAAAGACTGTCGCAAAGCTCCTTCATAGCCTGTACGCCGGAAATATCCGCTATAGGCACGCCTCGCATTGAGAATATCAGCTTGCCGCCGTCCTCTACATCAAGGTGCGAAAGCTTCTCTGACAGCTTGTTTGATGTTCCGAAGTAAAGCGGGCCTGTGACATATACGACCTTTGTGCCGCAGAGCTTTCCGTCCTTGTCGGCTATATCGATCTTCGCAGGATCAACATCGGCAACATTTACCGTCATATCCGAAACCTTAAGCACGAACATGATGACAGAGAAAAGAATGCCGATTATAATTGCGACAGTGAGGTCGAATATTACCGTTGCCGCCATTGTGATAAGATACTGGAACATTGCAGTCTTTATTTTTCTGCCGAAAATGTCCTTTATTACCGCAAACTCGTTCATTCTCCACGCAGTTATGATAAGCACGCCTGCAAGCGCCGCCATAGGTATCTTTGACATTACGCCGCCAAGCAGGAACATTGACGCTAAAAGCACCAACGAATGAATTACACCCGCAATTCTCGTCTGTGCGCCGCTCTTTATGGCAACGCTCGTTCTTGCGATTGCCGCTGTAGCGGGAACGCCGCCGAAGAACGGTATCAGCATATTACCTATACCCTGCGCTACAAGCTCCTGATCGCTGTCGAGCTTTTCGTTCTTCATTCTGCCTGCACTCGCGCCGCATAAAAGGCTTTCGATAAGCCCGAGCGCCGCAATGCTTATTGCAGGGAATATAAGATTTTTGACCGTGTCGAAGTCTATCGCCGTAATATCAAGCCTGTCATTAAGTAAAAGCGTCTGCGGTATCTCGCCTACAATGCCGACATCAAAGTTGAATATGAAGTTCAGTGCCGTTGCTATTATAATAGACATAAGCGATGACGGGATGATAGCATTGAGCTTTTTGGGATAAATAAGCATAAACACTATAACGCATACACCAATTGCTATTGCCTCGAAATCCAATGTCTGGGGCGTGTTGAAGTAGCTTACTATCTTGTCTATAGTAGACGCACCCTCGCACTTAAGTCCCGTAAGATTATTTATCTGTCCGAATGCGATTATTATTGCTATACCCGATGTAAAGCCTGTAATAACAGGTGTCGGTATAAACTGCACCAGTCCGCCGAGCTTGAATATTCCGCACAGCAGAAGTATAGCACCGGACATAAAGCAGGCTATGAACACACCCTGCATATGATATGTAGCCACAAGCGAGCAAAGGATAGCCGCCATAGCGCCCGTAGGTCCTGATATCTGATATGAAGCACCCGAAAGCAGTCCTATTACAACACCTGCGATAAGTGCAGTGATAAGTCCTGCGGCGGCAGTCGCACCGCTCGATATACCGAATGCAAGCGCAAGCGGAAGTGCCACAGCCGCAACTGTAATACCGGCAAGCACATCTTTTCCGAATTTTCCCGCATTATAGCCTGTAAATTCTGTCTTTAAACGTTTGAAATAACGCTTTACCATTTCTCTCCCTCTTTCTGTTCCTTTGTCCTGCGGACAAAAAGCAACCTCTATATTTTATACCTGAAAGAGAAATTTGTATATATCAAAACTCAACAAAGATTTGTTCACATTGTATAAATTTTAAGTGACATATTCAAAATATAAAAGCTCCTTTCCGAACATTTCCTGTCCGGAAAAGAGCCTGTCGTTTTCAATAATATCAGATCTGTCCGTAAATCGGAGCAT